TAAATAAGATAAATCACCGTTAATAGCAAATTCGTCTTTGTATTTTTTTATTGATTGCTCACCTCTAGCATATAGCCTAAGTCTATGGCATTCTTCTCTAGAATTATAAAATCTGCTAACCCCATTGTTGTCCTTATTGAACCACTCTTGTTCAATAGCTCTACCTACCGATAGACCGTACTCTTGCGTCTTTTTAACGGAGTCAGATACTGCTTGACTAGGGAATGCGTAATTTTTCGCTGTTATTTTTGCCATATTTATTTTATTAACTCACTTCTTGATCCTTCATTTTTATATTTTGAAAATGTAAAGTCAAGTTTTTTAACTGTTCTTTCCGCACTAGGGCGATATAAATGTTTTCGACAAGCCATTATAGCTAAGCCACTACTTATAGATGCATCGTAAGCTGTTCTTTTTGATATATCAAATTTAGCCCAGTCTTCTAATGTTCTTTGAAAAAACATGTTACCATGATTTTCATCTTTACTACCCACATATTCTTCTATGTAAGATTCTATAGCAGCCGCGTGAGCTTGCTTTATATCTTCTGATGAATTAGGTATTCCTCCTAGTTCAAGTTCTGTTTTAGATAAATTACCTTTAAGCTTGTCAGGCCTATTCATTGAATAACCTCTATAGCCTCTTCTTTTTAAATGATATAATAATCTAGGTTTATTGTTTTCACAAAGTATTGGCATTCCGTAAAAAACTAAAGCCATAAGTACTTCTTCAAAAAATATCTCAGCAGTTTGAGGTCTTGCAACATATTCTAAAAAAAACTTACTATTAGGCACGTCACTAACCATAGAAAATGTAGTTAAACCGTGTAGCGCTCCGTTAGATCCACTACCACTTACAGTTCCAGATATATCATAAGAATCACATCCAAACGCACCTAAACCATCATTACCAGGATATTTTAAACCACCTTTTAATATAGAGTTGTTTTGCATACTAACAGGTGGAATCCAAGCTACTTTAAATCTTCCATTTTTAGTTGGAACCCATATTACTTCAGTATCTTTAATTCCGTTTTTCCAAGAAAAAGTACCTTGAACAACATGACCTGCCATTGTCATTTCTTCGTTGAAATCTATTTGCTCGTATATTTTAGTTAAATTAAATAAAGAATTAACTGTTTCATCTCTAAAAGCATGTTTTTCTGATCTTGGAAATTGTCTGTAGTATTCGTTTAAAGCATCACTGTCGTGTTTTAAACCATCGACCTCATTTTCCCAATGTTCAATAACTCCTGTAAAGATTTTTTCCCCATCAATTCCCTCAAGCGGCTCTGATGGTGTGTTGAAGACAGGATATCCGTACTTATCAATAAACCCTTCGTATCCCCATTCCATAGGTATGAACAAAGAATATAATCCACTTGCAGTCTGGCCATTGCGATTTCTATTTGTGACATCTGAATTATAAAATAATTTTTTAAAGTTATCACCACCTTTCGCTAAAGAATTAGATGTTGATCCCATCATACATTTACCAACTATTTTTGCTCCGAGCCTGAGGCAGGTTTTCGTGATCCTCCAGTTGTTGAGGATATTATCCGGCCTCTCCCATTTGCCCGATTCGTCGTGGACAAGGAGTTGTAATTTCTCCCCATCGTACGAGTTGTCCCCTGTATTCTTCCAGTCGATTGTGGTGTCCAAGCCTTCTCCCATTTTCTCTTCTTCTTTTCCGGTTTCTTTAAGGGAATTTCTGGTAAGTCTTTTGGAAGGAATCTTGTAGGATAATTCTGTTTTGGGACGTTCCATTCCGTCCTGTATTGGTTTGAAGAAAAACGGGTAGTTGATGCTAATTGGAACAACCTTATCTGTGAACATTTTCTTTGCATCTGCACCAGTCTTAGATAAGATCCCAAACCTAGAGTCTTTGGATATTGTTGCCAAGTTAACAGTCTCTGATGATGCCATAAAGCTAAACCCAGACCGTCTATTCTTGAGGTAGCACATTCCATAAGATCTCTTGTCTGCCTTGCAAGCCTCCCAGAAGTAATAAAATATTCTGTTTGCCTGCCTAAAATCAGGTGATCCAACATCGATCTTTGTCCAAGTGAGATATGTATAGTGCGATCCTGTAATGTAGTTCGGGGAACCGTTGCACATGAACCAATAACCAGCATCCCTGTGATTAAACTCATCATCAATATAACTATAGTATTTTTCTTTAATATCTTCTGAGTAGTTTTGAAAATCATATATAGTTTTTATTTTATTTAAAGATTCTGGTTTGTTTGGTATTTTAAAGAACTGCTCTGATTGCTTTAGATCTTTTCCATTTATTTTTTCTGGAGTTTTAGGTAATCCTACCTTAAGACCTTGTATATCATATATATCACCTAATGTACCGTCTTTACTTATTATAACACAATCTAAATCTTCATTATAACCATATTTAAAGTTATTATGTTTATTAGTATGTTTTATTTTTTTATCAAGTAAGTGCTTTCTGTGTATTGTATATAATGTTTGCTTATACATTATTTAATTCTATTTTCAACACTTAAAAACGTTTTAGTTTCTTTACTGCTTTTGCTCTCTGTTAGTTGTTCTATTTTTTCAATTATTTTTAAAGAATCTTCAATAGCAACCCATTTTGCTTGAGCAGCCGTCTTAGCTTTTTCAGGATCAAGTTCAACTAAATCAATTTTTTGTCTTATAACCTTGTCAAGTTCAATTAAAGCTTGTTCAGCTGCTAGAACTATTTTTTGTCTTCGGTCCATAGTTTATTGTTATTTGATTTGATAATACACGATATAATTTTTGACCATCTATGGTAAACTCATATTCTGAGTTAGGCGTAAACCCTACTACCGATCCTTTAGATAGCCCTAATTGCTGTAATTCTTTATTTAGGTATACTAACTCTCCTGATAAATTTTCATCCGTCTGAAGTGCCCATTCATCTTCTTTATACAGCGGCTTTACGAAACAATATTCTGGCAAACAGTTCCATTTGTCGTTTTTTTTATAAGCGTATATTTGATCACTAGAAACTATGTATTTATCTTCACCTATATAACTAGCTGAGTTTCTTTCTTTGCCATGGGAATCATACCATCTTCTAAATACATTGTGATGCAAGATAACATCATCTCCTTTTTCTATCGCTGCATTGCTTGTAAGAGGGCAAGAATAAACAGTACCAATACGATTAACAAAAATGTGGTCACGTTCTGTAATTTCTGTGTTAACAATTAATTTTTTGTCGTCAATTTTAACCACATTATTATAGCGTTTTTCAGTAGATATGATATAGTCAAAAAGTGCCTGCATTAATAATCTAAATTATATTCAACAGATACAGCCATGTTAGAATTAAAATGTTTCCACGGTAGTACTTCTTTGTTTTTAGTTATGAATATTTTAAAAGAACCATCTTCTTCTAATATATCTGAAATAGTATGCCCTCCATAAACCTCTTGTCCTACAGAGTAATGCATTGCTTCATTTTTGTAGTCAGTACCAATGCTAATCTTACGTATTAATTTTGCCATTTAATTTAATTTAGTATGTCCATATCGTTATAGGAGGTGCGCCTTCATAGCCAACTCCAACGTGAACAAAATTGTTTTTTCTACTTATACCTATTCTTGTAAATCCAACTTCTATAGCTGCCTTTACTAGCTTATAAGTAGCTTCACCGCCTACGCATGCAATATCAACAGCTGCACCATGGGCGTGTTCCCCAGGTTTTGCTTTCTTTGCTTCTATTGGATGCTCAGGCGATCTGTATGTTGATGTAAGCTTGATTGGGTATCCATATACCTCTCTTAGGTTATCGAGCATTATAAGCAATGCTCTGTCCATTTTATCAAACTCTTTAAATTCAGATTCATTAAAATATTTCATGTTTCATTCTTTTGATTTTTTTACTATCATTAAAATGGTATATGCTATTGATAGTAATAATACTATTGTCTGTAAAACTGTATTCATTTCCGGTATTATTGAAAATATCATTGCGCTTACGTTTATTCCGAAGATCTTAAAATCTTGTTCTATCATTGTTTATGTTTATTATTTCCAAATACCTTCTCGACGCCGCGAGAACCGAAATAGCCTCCTATGACTATAGTTAATAATGAAGTCACTGATTCCAGTGAATAGCCGGCGTACCACCCTATAACATATGATATTGTTAAAAACACAAGAACCAATGGACGGACATTGGATGCAAGCCAATTTCCGCTTCTAGCATCTGCGACCCATCTTTTGGTTGTGCCATCTATTTCAGCTCGTTCTATTTTTAACTTCTCTAGGGCAACTTGTTTGTCAGCTTCAGATAGCTGCGAGTTACCACTAATTAGTTCTGATATTACATTCCCTGGCAATATTGCATCGCCGACCATACCTAGAATACTAGGGGCTTTTTCGATTAAAAATCGTCCAACCCCTGTTTCTCTAAAAGGTTTTTTCTTTTCACTCATTTTATTTAATTTAAGCTAATATACCATCAAAACCAGTTGGTGGTGTGTATTTAAAGGTATTAGCGTTTACAGAGTTACCATTACCAAAATTCATTTCTACACTGTTTCCTACGTAATAAGCATTTGCAAAAGGTTTAGCATTTGTAATGTAAGTTTTTATTATTGAACTAGCAGGAGAGTTACCTGTTGAAGGGTTAGCGCCTATCCAGTTTCCATTCAATCCAAACCACAATTTACCTGCATCCATATCAAAAGCGCACATTAACCAACTTCCAGGTCCAAATGCAGATGAAAATCCAACACTAGCTGTGTTTTCAAACTTATTTCCAGTTTGCCCATAATAAACTATACCTCCAGCAGCTTGACCCCATAACGAGCCAGAATTTGAAAGACTAGCATCTGCTATCCCAATACCTAGAGAATTATTAGTCGCTGAATGAACATACATTTCAAAATAATATTTTCCGCTAGATACACTTTGAACAGTTCTACATTGAGACCAAGGTGTTGTTGTTGAAGTAAATCTTAAATTACCACTACTTAAACTTCCATTAACCGCATCTGAAGGATTTAAAGAAGTGTAAAAAGTTGTAAGCGGAGGACATTCTATTTCGTTGTAAAGCGCTGTTACGTTAGCTGCTGATAATGCTGAGTCGTATATACGTACTTGGTCTAAATAACCACCCGAAAATCCTACAGGATATGCTCCATTTGACATCATATGAACAGGAGTCCCATTATTACCTGTTTTAGCTGTGTATGTTTTTGTAGCTATTTGCGAACCATTTTCATATATTGTTGCATTAGTACCGTCTAAAACAACTGCATAGTGTGTCCAATCTGTGCTAGGTGTGTATGATGGGGATAAAGCAACATTTCCTCCAATTATAACCTGACCATTTGCACCAGTAGCAATATCCATAAAAGTATTTGCCCCTCCCGCTGCTGGAGTATCTCTTAAAATACTAGCTCCTGCACTAAAACCTTTTCCCCAGAAAGATGCTGAATATACCTGCCCTGTTTGAATATAACCTGTGTTTATTTTAGAACTTGTACCGTTAAACGCTCCAGCAAATCCAAACTTACCTTCAGTGTTGAAGTTAACATTAGTAGCTGTACCATTGTAATTACCTAACTGATCTGTAGCATCTGACATTTTATAGTATGCAATGCTGTTAGGGTTAGCACCTTCATATTCAACGTAGTCATAAGTAGCTGTTGTAGTTGTTTCGTTATACAAAGCTGTTACAGCTGATTGAGGCAATGCTGTATTAAATATTCTTAATTGGTCTATTGAGCCATTCCAGTAATTTGCCGCACTTCCAGAATTATATCTACCAATTGCCACGCTTGATATTGCGGTTTGTGCACCCGTATATGTTACGGTGGAAGTAGAATAAATTTCTTGTCCATTAAAATAAAGCTTCCAAAGTTTTGTTGAATGATAGTAATTTACGGAAAAATGATAAAACGTACTAGGTAACATTGTAAATTCAGCACTACGTGCATATCCGTAATAACTTCCTCCATATCTTCTTAAAAAATCAAAAGTATAATTATTTGTACTAACTCCTGCATATAAACCAATTCTTACTGGCCCAGTAGCTGAAGTTTCTCCTATAACCCATTTAGAACCAGAAGTGAAACCGGGTGTACTAAGCCAAAACGAATAATTAAAATCAGAATTATCATTTGAAGGACTAACTTGAGAAGGTATTGAAATCCAAGATGAACTTCCGTTAAACACAGCAGCATTACCAAATTTACCAGCCGCATAGGTTATATTGCTAGGCGTACCTGGGTATGTGTTACTAGGTATAGATGTTGTAGCATTGTTGAACTGGTATGTTGCTACACTTGTAGTCTGCACATCTGTTGTAAATAACTGATCCGTATCCGTAGT